GGAACTGAACTCCTTTCAATCGAAAGTGATGGTACAATTGATGTAAAAATTGCAGGTGGGTTGACTCAAAACAATACACAGACTTTGATTGCCTCTGGTGCGGTTTTGGCAAGTACCAGCGTACTTGAACTGAATGGCGCCACGACATCCGGCGCAATATCAGCGACCATTGCAGACCTCACATTGATGGCAGGGTCTTTATTTATTAAAGATAATTCTGCCGGTGGCACCGCATCAAAAACAGTCACAGCCGCAATAGGAACTTTTGACGGCACAAATGATGTTTTAACATTTAACGCACCAAAAGAAGCTATCATGCTTCAAATTGATTCTGCTGGTAACGGTACAATCATTGAAAATGTTGGCGAGGTTGCACCGTCATAATGAGCTTCATTGAAACCAAAATATTAACCTATTCCGGGTTGTCAACGGATACAAAACCGACCAACGGAGCCGGGGACGATGTTTTAAATGGTTCCCGGTTTCGTGAAGTCGATACAAAATCTATCTATATTTTTAACTTTTCTGATGATAGTTGGTATTTTCTTAATTCATACGCAAATGAAATAGATTACCAAGGCAAAATCAGCACCAACGTAGTTGATCAGCCAGCAAATGAATTGCTTACCAGGATACTTTTGGAACTAAGAAAAATAACTTTACATATGCAAATCCTGACAGACGAAAATATAAATGAAATCGATTTAAGTTACAGGGAGTAAAATATGGAAATCACCGGCGGCACAGGAAACCACTTTGGAGCCAAAGTCACAAATGAGTTTAGGCTTGCCACTTTAGCCGTCACTCAATCCAATGAATATCATGTGAATAGCTCAGAAAAAGAGAGTTATAGTATTGGATTTACATCAACCCCAACGGCCGGGGTCTCAACTCCTGTCTGTATCGGATATATTAAAAATACAAATGTGAAGGACATGGTTATATCCGAACACATGCTTGACGTTGGTACAACAGATGTAAGAGTAACATTTAAACTTGGAGATACCGGCACCCCCGGCAATACTACAACGGTGATACCGGCAAACAGGAACGCTTCCGGTGACGATGCAGACTGCACCGCATATACCGGGGCAGATGGTGCAGGGATAACCGGGTTGTCTGGTGGTGTAGCCATTGGGAGCCTAAAGGTTGTTGCCGGGAATGAAAGCCGTTATTTTAGGAACCTGTCAACCATAATCGTGCCAAAGAATAAAGTTTTTACTGTTTATGCCTCTGGGGATTGTACGGGGCTCGTTGTAGGCAATGGCGTATCATTCCATGAGAGAGAAGGGGAATAATGGACTGCAAACAATGCGGAACATGTTGTTTATTCGTTGAGGTAAAAATGAAAAATAACTCATTTGATAAACAGTGGATAGATTTTTTAAAAAAGACCAGGCCAGGAGGTTTTATTTTTACGAACGGAAACAAAAATTTGAAGGTTGTGGTTCCTTGCATCCACTTGAATAGAAAAACAGATAAATGTGAAATTTACGATAACCGCCCAAAAACTTGCAGAGAGTATCAATGTCAATAAAATCATTAATAATGGATGCAGCAACAAAACTAACCGCCCATGTTGTTCATAAACCTAAGTGTGGTTGTGATGCTTTAGCAGTTGCAACAGTTCCTTATTGTGAATTTGAAAACGAATTGCGATTTTTTGTCAGTCCAGACGAAGGTGCCGACATGAACGTCAATACAGAGTCAGGCGGCACACCAGAACAGATTTATAATGCAGATGACGCTTTGTGGACATTCTCAGATATAGTTGGTGGTGGGAAAACAACACCAGTAAATAACGAAAGACCACACACCGGAACAAATGCTTTAAAAGTTGATAAAGCCCCTGTAGGCGATGTTTATCAGTTTGCTAAGGGATCAGATATGGTCATGGCAAATTATGTATCATTAACGATCTGGGTTAATGTTGATAAAGATTGGAAAGCACTTGATGGTGTTGGTTTGTACGGATGGGACACTGGAACGAATACACAAGTCGGATTACAAGTTGACCTATCAGATTATTTTAATTTTCTATCCTATGATGTTTACCATAAAATAGTTATTCCATTGACGGACCTTGGAGATGCTGCCACAAGCATAACATTGGACGCATTGAGGGTTATCCAACTGCCAGGAGAAGGAAAAGCACCTAAATATTTTCTTGATGATATCAAATTTGAGCAAACCGGAACACCGATAAAATATTCCATTACAGCAGACCTTGGGACTTGGCTATATGTTGATGAATTTACAGTATCAATGGCCGATGAAATGGCCGGGACTCTTTTAAACGGGACCATGCCTTATCTCGCATATGATAAATTTCTCGGGGTAACTTTGGTATCTGGAATGAATTATCAGCGAACAAATGACGGCAAAATAGTATTTTCAGAAAATGTAAAAAGCCTTATGGAGTTTTTACAACTCGCAGGAACTGAGGTATCTGGATATGGAAGTGACGGGACAAATACATGGGTCACATTAAAAGCCAAACACATGGAGCCACTTTTGCTAAAGGCTGAGGACGAGGACGAATTGAGTTTTACGGTATCAGATGATTTAAGCGGTTTGTTACACTTGAGAATAAGTGCCGGGTGCAGATTGGAGAATAGATGATATGGATCAGTTAACCCTAAAAATGGATAATCTGAAAATGAAATCAGTAATTGACAACGCATCTGGACCAACGGGAGTATTCGGAATTTTGGTAGCAAAATGCAATAACCCCGATTCAATTTTTTCATTCATGCCGTCCACACCATCTGAGATTCTAATATTTTTATCAACATGTGTTGTTATTTTTCAATTGATTCATTGGACATATCGGTTTTTTAAATGGGTAAAAACAAAAGGACAATATCATGGCAGATAAAGTATCGACAAAAAGCCTATCAGCGCAAAATACATTCTCAGATCCTGTTGAAATTACCGGGACATTTTCATTTTCATTATCCGGGACATGGGCGGCAACTGTTTATCTCAAGCGGTCAACGGATGGGGGTGTCACATACCTGCCGGTTGAAGGGTTCACGACAAACACCGAGCAGACAGGTACAGCCGGGGAAACAGCCCTTTATATTTTTGGGGTTGAAACTGGTGGATTTACCAGCGGCACAATCGTGGGAAGGATAGCACAGTGATTTTAAGAAATGTATTGCAGGATGTTTTGAGACCTGTTTTAAATCCGGTTTTTCCATTGGGCGTGTTTTTTGATATCCTGGGGATCACTGATCGGGTATCCGGTAACTCCCTCGTATGCTCAAGCGCAGGACCAGCATACTATATCCACCCAACCACAGGAGAGCTGGTCACAGTACCAACAGGAACACCATTGAATCATCCGGTTCTTGGTCTAACAGGCTTTAGGAACTACGCACAGGTTGGCCAGAACTCGGAAGATCCTGGTGAGTGGGTGCTTAGTTTAGCTACTTACGCAGCAACAGGGGAAACTTTTGGCCCTTTTATAGAAGGTGCATTAACCGATAATGGTGTGTCTGCTGGAAGCAGGTCATATTTATGGGAGTCTTCTGTTTCTGGCTCACCTACTGGAATTTTATATTTTAGTATTAGATACCGAGCAGGTACATCTAACGAAATTAGAATCACGTTTTATGACGCAACTTCTTCTGATTTTACATACTACCTTGGAACTATTGGGTCGGCTGGGTTTTCGGGTCAAGGTGGGGCAGGAACGGTTGCTATTATATCAGATGTAGAAAATTCAGTTTTAGGATATAGGGTTTTAAAGGGTTCTGTTATTTTTAACACACCAGCTAATAATTGCAAAATTGGTATTGGGCCTAATTCAGCCACAAGTAGAACCATAAAAGTCCTCGGAGCAGACGTAAGCGAGGACAGAACGATACTTGACTTCCATGTACCGAGTTCAGGATCAAATGTCAGTATCAGTTCAAGAGCAGGTACGATTACTGCTGCGAACCTCCCCACAACATATCCCAAGCTTTACGATGCGCTTGGTGGTGATGGGTCGGCTGTAGCCAGCGCCACCCATTCCTTATGCTGGACTCCTGGACATAATTACAACGTATCTGGGGCAACAGCAGGGAAGATAATGGAGTCTGGTAACTTTCTCCTGGGCTACACAGACGCGGGTGCTGTATATCTCACTGATGGGACCAACACGGCAACCGTGGCAGGGGTTAATTGGGCGGCTTATGACGGTACTCCAGCCACAATGCTTGATATTAAAGTTGTCTATGGGGATTATGCAGGGAATCAATCAATGCAAATTACAGTAGATGGAACAAGCTCTGCAATCGAAACATGCCTTGACACCTTTTCACCAGGTGCAGCGTTTACATATCTTGATTCAGATGCTCAAAACAGTGTAAAAGGACATGAAGTGAGAGAAAAAATAAATACAGATTGGGTGGTATAAATGAAAACAAAAAACCTAACGCTCCCTTCACAATATCCTATCACGTTAGCAGAGGCTAAAAAGCAATGTGAGATTGATGATACAGATACAGCCCATGATACTTTTGTCGCTGGTCTTGTCATGGCAGCAACAAGTCAAGCCGAACAATACCTACACCGCCGGTTGGTCACTCAATCATGGAAAATGTGGCTGGATTGCTGGCCGTATGGCGAAAGCATCCTTCTCCCATTCGGCAGACTTCAATCCGTGTCAAGCGTAAAATATACCGATTACGCCGGGGACCAGGCCACTATGCCAACAGACGATTATATAGTTGATACTGAATCTGAGATAGGCGGGATTGTCTTGGGATACAATAAAACATGGCCCACGGTTACCCTCTATCCTTCAAACCCGATTGAAATAGAGTTCACATGCGGTTATTATATTGGAACCACATGGATAAAAGAAACTGAATACGCTGAAAATGTTCAGGTTATGCCGGTCACTGAAAATGGCCTTGTTTATTACGCATCAACAACCGGGACCACAGCAGCCACAGAACCAACATGGCCTTTAACAATAGGCGGGACGGTTGCCGATGGTACGGCGGTATGGACCTGCATAGGCATTGCAATTCCAGAACCGATCAGACAAGCGATTAAACTCCGTGTTTCTGATCTATTCGAGAACCGGGAAACCGAAGTCTACATACCTAATCATTTTACTTTGAAAACCTGGGAAGCTCTTTTATTTCCTTATAAATTATGGGGCGGTGTATTTTGAGGGCCGGTAACCTACGCCATAGGATTTCGATCCAAGAATCCACAACTACGTCCAACGGAATGGGGGCTGGTGGTGCGGTCACATGGGCGGCAATACCAGGCATGGATTCAGTCCCATGTGCAATTTGGCCCATGAACTCAAAAGAACAATTGGACGCAATGAAATTAGAATCATTGGCAACAAATAAAATACGGATCAGATACCGGCCCGGGATCACATCAAAAAATAGAATGGTTTTTGGGTCCAGAATTTTTAATATCCTGGGAGCGCCTATAAATTTTGACGAGAAATCCAGGCAATTGGATTTTATTGTATCGGAGGATATCTGATGACTGTCGAATGGTTTGGTGATGAAATATTTGAAATAACAAATCGGGTCATGGCTGAAGTTGAAAAAGAAATAGCCGAAGATGTTATGAAAGATGCCATAAAAATTTTGAAAAGTAATGCGGACAGTATGCTGGGAAAAAAGCAATCATATGGGACTTCTCCAGGCGGGCTTGCTGATCAATTTCATATTGCAAAAAGTAAGTTCAAGTATGGTGGGTATTTGGTGTGGTGTCAAGGGCCGAACCATTGGCATAAACCATACCATGCCTCTTTCCTCGAAATGGGGACATATAAAGACGAGGCCCAACCGTTCATGAGGCCAGCATTGAAGAAAAACCGGCGGGGCGCTAAAAGGAAATTTCAGGGGGCTTTAGATAGTGTTTCAACTTCAAGTGGTCCAAGAAAACCAACAAAAAAGACCATTGACCCGAGAATAAAGGGCGGTGGTATGACATTTAACGAAAGGATGGGATTATAATGAACGCCTTATTCAAAGCCATATATACCCATTTCGGACTTATCCCCGGATCTGGTTTCTATAATGACATAGGCGGTCGCATGTATTTGAACATAGCCCCACAAGAGGCCACCTTCCCATATTGCGTATATTTCCAGGTAACAGATGACCATGAAATGAATTTTTCAGATGACCAGGAAGAATTCGAAATACAGTTTAATATTTTCACAAAAGATTTTGACGCAACCGAAGCCGGAACACTTCTGGAGAGCCTGAAAACAATGTTTGATTTTTGCGTTCTAAATGTTGTCGGTTGGTCACATCTTAATTTTCAACGAACAATGGTTTTAACAAATAACGATTTTACACAGGTGCCTCCTATTAATGGGTACAGTGTGATGTATGATGTTCTGCTTGAAAGGCAGAGATAACTTTTAATTTAGGAGGCTTTTTTATGAAAGTAACATTGATTCAAAATGCCCTCGGGCGCAAAAAAGGTACTGAGATCAATATCAGTCCAGCCCGGGCAGAAAATTACATGAAGACTGGCATCATTGAAAAAGATGAAGAGTTTTTGAAAAATTTTGATAGCTCGCTTGGGTGCGGGCCAGCACTTAGAGAACCGGGGAAAAAGAAGAAAAAATAATTTTAATATAAGGGGGATATCATGAGTTTTGAAAGTTTGAACGGCAAAAACGCAATGGTCGCATTGGGCGGTGGAATGACAGCATGGGTTACTGTTACAGTAACTACATTAGGTGATGTAATCATTCCAACAGTGGCAAATGGACATTCATATATTTGCACAACTGGCGGAACAACCGGAACACCTGAACCGACATGGACACTCGTTCCTGGCTCAGTACAGACAACCGATGGCGATGTTGTATGGACAGAGCAGGGGATTGACGCAGACAAGATCCTGGGCATGGGCACTATCTCGTTATCTGGTGGGTCTGTATCCAGTATTGATGATACCGCATTTTGTGACGAGTTCACATCAATCAGACGTGGTATCAAAACCGGCCATACCTTGACCTTTTCCGGCAATAAAAAGCTGGACGATACCCTTGGTCAAGATGCTTTGATTTTGGCATATTACAACGAAGAAGATTTGACGGATTTAAGGGTTTATCCCGGTACGCCAACAGATGGTGTGTGTGGATATACGTATTATGCTCCCAATGATTCTCTTGTCGCTGGCGGTGGTCTTCCTGCCGGAATGCCAATCAGCGTTATTAAATTAATGTCAGAGCCTGGTTTTTCAACCGATAAAAACGGACTTTCCCAGGTTGATTTTTCCGGGGTTGTTCAGTCAGTTATGAGGCTTTTTCCTTTTGTTTAACAGCATGGGCTAACCGGAACACTGGAAGGGGGGTTGCTCCGCCCCCCGGCCCTTTATTTTATTAATGGAGCAAGACAAGGAGCAAGCATTATGGCCAAGTTTAGCGACATTGAAATAAAGGTAGACAGAAGCCTAACCATGACCAGGGTTTCCTTATGTAAAAATAAATATTGCAGGTTCATCATAAGAAGCGGGATGGAATGTGCGTTTAAAACTGTGGCTATCTGACAAGACGGCAAGTGTGAAAACTTTGAATTAACCGAAAAAAAGGAGCAATCAAATGTCAGAATTTAAAAACTATCGCAAAACAGCAATTCAACCAATGAGGCCATATGTACCGTTTGAAGACACAAAAGGTTGGTCTATATCAGAAAGAGACACGCTTGAAGAAGGTGGAATGGTTGCTGTCGGCAAAGATGACGGATCTATTTGGTATGTGTCAAAAGATTTTTTTAACAAAAATTATGAGCTTGCAGAATAATCACCTTTAAATAAGGAGCAATGACAAATGGCCAGAATTACAAAAGCAACTGAAAGAAAATTTTTCCTTCCCAACGATCCGGATAAAGCATGGGTTATGATCAAGCACCTTTCGCCTGGAGAAGTTCAAGATATTTTTGACAAAGTTTTTACCCAGGAAATCAATTATAAAAAAGTCAAAGAAGTCTTGCCAAATCAGACCAAAGCAAAGGATAAATTTGAACCTGAATTTTCCCAAAAAACTGACAAGTCTCTTGACCGTGAAATGACTTTGACTGCTGCCGTTACCGGGTGGGGAAATTTCTTTCTGGAGGACGGCAAAAAAGCAGAATGCAATCCTGAAAACATCATGGCATTTTCCAGGGAGTTGGACGGGTTTAATGAATTTATAACAGAATCCAGAGCTGCACTTACAGAACAGATCAAAGAAGAAAAGGAAGCACAAATAAAAAACTCGCAGAAGTCTGCATCCGTGCCGGAGAAGTAGACTGTAAACAATGCCGGTTAACGTATAAAATGTTATATAAGGAAACGCCACCCTGTGAGAATTGTATGCCACAGCTTTTATTTGAAAACAGAGCGGTCTACAATGTATATTGCCGGGTGTTCGGAATGATTGAACATATTGACCCATTCCAGATAATGGAACTGGTTGGTATCCAAGAAAATGAAAAACTGTTTTGTCTGGATTTGATTCAGAATGCAAAGAGCGAAGTTATGAGAGCCAGAAACGCAAAGACTAAAAAGGCTTAATTATGGCGAGATTGTTGGGCAGCATATACACGAGCGTGAGGGCCAAAACTGATCAGTATAAGCGGGATCTTGCTAATGCGGAAGGGTTGACCAAAAAAGCTGCCGTGGTTATGCAGCACAACATTGACAACATATCATTTAAACAGGTCGGAGTTGCTGCCCTGGCCTTTGGTGCAGTAATGACAAAAGTTGGCCTTGACGGGTTCAGAGCAGTCGAACAAATGAAGCTTTCAACCGCTTCCCTTGCTTCCACCATAACTTCATTTTCAAAAAGAGCAGAAACCGATTTATCCGGGGCCTACAAACAGGCCCTTGGATATTCCGGGCAGTTAGTTTTTAAAATGGAAGAGTTGAACGCCAGAACTGTTGCAACTGGAGAAAATCTTGCCGCAATGGTTGAAACGTTAGCGCAAGGTGGTGTTCTTCTCGACCTTAACAATAAAAAGCAGATAGAGGGATTTCTTGCTATTGCAAATGCACTCGCTTTGGTTACACAGGGACAGGACGCTGACAAACAGTTCAGACAGGAAACAAGAGCCCTTATAACTGGAGAGGCGAAGGCCACAGATAAGCTCGCAAAACTATTGCAACAACGAGTAGGTGGCGCTTTAAAGGAGCATGTTGAACTCTGGAAAGAGCAAGGAACTTTGATAGAAAGTGCAGGGGCACTGCTTACCGGGTTCCAGGAGGGGGCAAAGGATCTTGCAAATACCTGGCTTGCAGTTGGCACCACGCTTGAAACTATGTATACAAGGACTTTAAGGGGTCTATTCACGCCATTTTATGAAGATGTGATCAGGATGGGGAAAGAGATCACCGCAAATGTCCTTGATCAAAACCAGGCACAAATACAATTAGGCGAGACTCTAAAGAGTGTTGTTTTCAAGGGTTGGCAAGACATTAAAAACATGGTTGAGGTCACCAGGGATTTGATAATGGCATTTGAAACCCCGTTGCTTGTTATTGGAAAAATAACCGGCAGGATCCTTGATGGGTGGGGCCAAATTTTTGCTATTCTGCCAGCAATAACCAACAGAATAAAATTATTGACCCAGGCAGTTTTTGAATCTGTTAAAATGGTTGGGAATTGGGGCAAAGCTATTGCGAACACACTTACATTACAGTTTGGTGAGGCTTCAAAAGCATGGGACGCTGCAAACAAAAATTGGGTTGAATCTGGCAAAAAAACAGGCGAAGCATTCTCAGGTGGACTGGTAACAGAAATTGAAAAAAGAATAAATGAATACAATAAAGATTTGAGTTCTGGTAAAACACCCTCAATATCTGCACCAATTTTAACACCTACAAAGGTGAAAGTTGATCTCGATAAACAATTAAAAGCCCTTCAAAAATTTAACAATGAAAAATATGCCATGGATATTGCCGAGGCCGAAATGCTCGGTGATGATCTATGGTTGATTCGTGACAAGGGATTTGAAAAAGCAAAAAAACAGGCCGAAGATTATGTCACTTGGAAAACACAAAACGATTATGATAAAGAAATAGCTGCACAGAAAAAAACATTATCTGCCCAGGAAAAAGCCAGGGATAAATACCTGAGAGAGCAAGAAGCAGCCCACCAGCATATGCTCGATAATATCCATGATATTTATGCTGATTTTTGGGGCGATTTGATGGATGGTCAAATCCGAGATTTTAAAGATTTCACATCATCATTGGCCAGCACATTTAAAGATACCACAGCGGAATTGCTTGCTACTTGGACAACCGGTTTTAGTGATAAATTTAATTCTATTTTAAATACTGCCGTTGATTCTATAAAAGGGTTGTCTGGTGGAACTGGTGGACATCCAGACGGGTCAGGTAGCCCAGGTGGTGGCAGTAGTTTTGACTTTGCTAAAAGCCTTGGGTGGGTTGGTGCAATATATTCCATTGCAGACGGGCTTTTAAGTTCTTCAGGTGATGAAACACCCATAAAAGTGCATCTTGAGAGTAGCTCTGTTTTAGGTGCTGCCGATGGATTTGGTAGCCAATCAATAGCAAACAGCCTATCTAATTGGGAAGATATTGGAGCTGATCAATATTCAGAATTGCAGGGCATCTACGATGAAATGAAAGACCTTAATTCGAATATCACGGGCCTTGTTTCTGGTATCGTCAGATCGTTTGGAGATTTCTCAGGCGTTCCGGCCGGTGTTGATATTGGAAGTCAGACAGGGGCAGCAGAAAACTTTTGGTCAAGTATAGATATCGGCGGCATGCTTTTTAGTGGTACTGTATTGGGTGATATTGCTTCAAGCATAACTGGCGCTATTTTTGGGGGAGCTTCCGAAACATCCCTACAAGGATCAGGTTTAAAAATAGGAGAGGCAACAGTACAGAGCATTATAGACGGTGCGGATCTTGCCGTTCAGAAATTTACCGAGACATTGACATATACTGAAGGTGGCTGGTTTTCAAGTTCATCCGATACATTCAATACCTATTTTGAAGATGTTGATTCCAATATCACCGATTTATTTACAAAGGTCGGCTTGAGTATGGGTAAGGGCCTCGAATCATTAGATAATTACTTGGATACCAATGTAGATTTTTCACAGGTAAAAATTGATTTTGGCACTATCGACTTAATGGGCCTTGAAGGGTCAGAAATAAACGAAAAAATCAATGAAGTGATTTCAACTACATATGATAATATTACAGAAAAGCTTTTCTCTGAGTTGTATGGTGGGTATCAGCAAATTGGAGAGGGATTTTCAGAAACAATGATTAGGTTGGTAGGCGAGAATGGCGTGGTGATGAATATGCTCGACACCGTCGGCTCGTCGTTTGAAGGCACAACACAGGAAGCAATTTCCTTTTCTCAGTCCCTAATATCTGTTAGCGGAGATTTTAAGTCGCTGGCAGAATCTTTTTCAAGTTTTTATGACAAATTTTTTTCAGAAGCTGAAAAACAAAATGATTTCCAACTCCTGGCGTCTTCAAAGCTCGGGAAAACATCCATCCCTAAAACATCCCAAGAGTTTAGAGATTTAGTTGATGGGATTGATTTATCAGATAAAGCAGGGCAAAAATTATTTGTGACGTTGATGGATTTGGCAGATGGTTTTGATAAGCACTATCAATATCTTCAACGGGTGGCAGATTTTGATACGAGCAACCAAGATATCATTGATAAAGGCACAATGACTGATATCGAATTTTCTCTATCACAATTAAATAAATGGTATGAAGAACAAAAGATAAGAGCTACAGAACTTGGCGCATCTCAAGAGAAATTAACCTCGGCTTATAACATCCAAAAAGATGCCATTGGCGATGTTGCTAATGCCTCTGAATCAGCTGCCGAATCCCTATCAGCCATGATGTCTGGTTTTGATTTTGGGTTGGCTATAATGGGCATGAGTGATTTTGAGTCGAGTGTATATTCTCTTGGTAAATCTTTTGAAGAAAATATCAAATCGGCCATTGAGTTAGGAGCCACCCAAAATGAACTTGCAAAAATATCTCTTGTCTATAACGCCGATCTTAAAAAAATGCTATCCAGTATAGTGGATGACATGAATAATGAACTTGCAAAAATCGGGATGACTTCCTTGGAATCTCAGATTTTTGATATTAAGCAGGAGAATAAAAATAGTTTAGATCAAATAGCTGTACTTGAAAAAGCCATTGCTATTTCAAATGCTCAGTTGCTTGCTATCACAGACGGTACAAACGAAGTCACAATCATGGGTAATATGATAGAATCGTATTTACAGTCTATCGAATCAATTTTAGCATCGAGCGGTGGCATGACGGCTGAAGACATCGCCGCTCTTATAAAAAGTCTAACACCTGATCCCGTGTTGTCAGAATCAGAAGGAATGAACGGTTCAGCAGGAGCCGAAGCATCATTAGCAATGATGAGGAGCTTTGCTGCTGGTGCTGAGAATCCAATAGGGAAACTATTTGATGGTATTGATTTACCAGATTTTAATGAAAACTTTGGTGGCATTGATAAATGGAAAGACCTATTAAATCTAACATTTCTGGATGATGAGGGTAATTTTGAGGCAAAACTAAAACATGGCGATATGGGTGGGTTTACGACAAGAACCGGTGGTCTTAAGGCACTGCCACTCGAAATTAGAGCTTGGTTTGAAGAAATGAAAGACGCTTTTGAAAGTGGTGGAGGAGAAGGCGGCAGCGAGGGTGGTGGCGCTGGTGAGGGTGGTGGGGGTGGAGTTGGAACAGGAGGTGGATCAGATGCGCTGGCGGCATTGTTACAAGCAGCTCGATTGCAAGAATTATATAGCGGCTTTGCAGATGGAATACAGAAAGAGTTTGATCAGATTGACATGACAGAGTTTGAGAAAAGCATAGTCGCTATTGACGGGTCAGCTGCGAGTCAGATAGCAGATCTTAAAACATTCTTAGACCAGGGGGTTATATCTCAAGAAACATATGACAATATGCTGGATAAAATAGAAGCACTTAGCGAAGATGCACTAAGTGCTTTGTATGAAGGATTCTTCAAAGGGCTGCAAACAGAATTTGACCAAATCGGTATGTCAACTTTTGAAAAGAATATGGATGACTTAGAAAAAGCTCAAGCAGATATTTGGGCTGACGCATCTAAGCAGGCAAATGCACTAAAAGTTTCATACAAGAGTGGGATTATCACACCAGAAGAATACAAACGAATGCTTGGTATGCTGGTGGAGGTAACAGAGGCTCAAATGAAAGCGCTTGAAGACCAACTCGCAGCCGTTAAAAAAGCAAAAGGCAACGACATTAATATACGACTCTTGACTCTGCAAGGAGAGGACGAAGCTGTCCTTGAATTACAACGGGCCATGGAGATGAAAAAAATACTGGATGAATTCGGAGAGAGTTCAGGGTTCTTAGAATTGTTGCAAGAAATTTATGCCCTGGAAGATATCAAAAAATTAACAGATGCAGAGAATGAACTTTCAAAAGCAAGAGAGAGTGCAGCTAAAAGCATTCAAGACCTTATAGATAATATAATGGGTGGTGGTTCAGGTGTGCAATCAAAAGACTTCTTTCAATCAAAATACGAGGAGCTTTACGGTGCGGCAATAGCTGATCCGTCACAGGTTGATGCATTCACAAATTTTGCATCGAAGTATTTAGATTTTATGTCTGATTATGGATCTCCGAGAATTAGAGAGCAGGTTTTGGCAGATTTGGGCTTCTTGAAGAATGTATATCCCGGCAGTGAGGCATCATTCTCAGACGGCGGAATGATCTCTGGACCAACATCCGGATATGTAGTGAAGACAGAATTTCACGGCAAGGAGCATATAACTAAAGATTCAGATTTTCAGGATTTAAAAAATAGTATCCAAAACATGTCAAATAAATCGGGTGATGGTGATACCAATGTCAACATAACTATTGCTAAAGACTTTAAATCTTATGTAGCTGAAATAATCAAAACAGATAAAGAAACCCAGACTCAGATTAGGAGGGTTGTGCGTGTATAGATATTTAACCAACGTAAACGCTGATTATAGTGCGACAACATTTGATGTAAAGCCGACCACTATTTTACCACAAACAGGGGATAAGACGCAGGTGGTACATGAATTTGACGACGGCTCTGTTTCTGTCATCGGCATATCAAGCGCAAACTTTTTTGGTGTTGTTTTGCAATGGACATCGATATCAGATGCAGACCAAACCACCTTGATGGATTTTTGGCACAATGAAGCTAAGGGTGCTGGCCGGAGACGCACGTTTTACTGGTTGCACCCGATTGACGGAGAAGTTTATGTAGTTAGATTTATGACCCCATTGACAACTTCATATGATGGACTTGGTAATTTATCAATATCTCAAATTACGATTAGGGTTGAAGGCGTAAGCAATAAGTATCAATTTCTAACGGCTAATCCATCCGGGTCGGAAACTATAACCCTTAATATATCACTTCCAGCTAACAAAACGATGAAAATTGATTGGGGGGACGGTCAAAGCTCGAATATTACCGGGCCAGTGACAGAACAAAGTTATACAAATTCATATGCCGTGTCCGGGACATATCCTATTGAATTCTGGGAGGATTACACTGATCTGACACTGCTCAAGATTGAGGATGTTGATGTCAGCGGAACACTGGAGGATATTGGGGTTTTGTCCGGTCTAACTTATTTTCGTTGTGGTGGAGATAATACCATATCTGGTGATGTGACTGATTTACCGTCAGTCCTTACTTTTTTCCTTTGTTATGGGAGCAATACCATATCTGGTGATGTGACTGATTTACCGTCCGGGTTGATTTCTTTTCTTCCCACTGGCAATAATACCATATCTGGTGATGTGACTGATTTACCGTCCGGGTTGATTGATTTATTTTGTGATGGCAATAATACTATATCTGGTGATTTATTTAATTTACCGTCCGGGTTGATTTCTTTTCGTTGTGGTGGAGATAATACCATATCTGGTGATGTGACTGATTTACCGTCAGTCCTTACTTATTTTCGTTGTGGTGGAGATAATACCATATCTGGTGATTTATTTAATTTACCTTCCGGTCTTACTGGCTTCCTTTGCACTGGAAACAATACGATATCAGACTATACAACTAAAACATGGATCACTAAGCCGGAACTATTCACTCTCATTCCTGTGTCGGGTGGCCTGTCAGAATCAGAGATTGACCAGCTTTTCATTGATCTGGATGCTGATTTGGTTTGGGCAGCAGGTAACGTAATCACACTGACAGGCACAAACGCCGCACCATCTGCAACGAGTGTTGCTGCCAGATCAAATATAACATCAGAAGGGGCGGTTATAACCGTTAATTAAATGAATATATCCTGGCTTTTCGAAATAAGCACAAACCGGTGGAGTACTAAGGATGTTACTTTTTCAGCCGTTAATTATACCGCAAAAATATACCCTGAATCTTTCGGCGGTATTTCCATGGGTTGGGACATAAATTCGAACAATCTGATTTACCCATCTAATTTAGAATTTGAAATAGACAATTCAGATGCAGCATTGACCAGGGCTGGCTTAGAGGGGCAGTATTGCACAATAAAATTAATTACCGATGATAGCCTTACCAGGACATGGAAATTCAAAATACAGACAGCTATATTGAGCTATGGCAAGGTCCATGTTTATTGTGTAGGAATAATGCAAGAATATTTAGAAGGTGATTATCCTAACAAGCCACATCCACGGGAAGTTTGGGTGTCAGAGCAGCACGAAACTGAAGATGGAAAATTTGATAACTATAGGATACCGGTAATATTTGGAACGGCTTATATCCCGCTTATGTATATTTATCACACGGTGGACGCTACCGGATATTATGTTTTAGGAGATGATATTGCATACACAATTGAGGAAGTTAAATCACCACCAGAATCAGGCAAAACGGTATGGACAAGCGGAGGTTATACCTTTACACAGTCGTCTGATGCAGGGTATAAACTTGCACAGTTTGAAATATATCCTACAGAAGTAGTAGGCGCTTTTGAGTATGGCACATGGCCGTCCGGCCAAAAGCCACTTGTCAAATATTCAAAGACATCCGGATCAACCACATTACCTGCAACAATTTTATCCGATACATTACAAGATTTTGGTATACCTTCCAGTGATATAGATACTGCTGGTTCATTTGTAACGGCAGCAGCACTCTATGTTACTCAGGGCATAGCATGGAACGGTGGATTTTATGAGATCCAAAACCGTGAAGTTGTTTTAACTGATCTTTTATCCCAATGTGATTCTACTTTATATGTTTCTGATAAAATAGAGCTGCACCCATTTTCAAAAACGAGCAAAGAAACTTTTTCAACATCGGTAGCACCTAAAACAAAAAAACTTTCTTACAATCAATCGAAAGTCTCAAACACAATATCTGATTCTGGACATATCGCATGGGCAGGGGAGGATTACGCCCAAAATAATTTGGCTGGTAAAACAATTGTTCCGATAGATTCAACAACATTGGAACCTGATAGCACCACTTTTGAATGTAGATTTGTCCGTGATGATGTTGTTGCTCAAAAATTAGGTATCCTGTATTTTCAAAGAAAATTAGCCGTAAAAGATTCAATTAATTTTTCTACGGTCGGATCTGGAATGGCAACTCTTGCGACACTGATACCGTCAAATGTTATAACTGTCGATGACCCATTACTGGGTGGCACTCAGGATATTATTATCACTGAGCTTGATATTGAGGCTGATTTGACCGTTAATATCACAGGGCTTTCTTTTTCAATTTTGCAAGAGTTCGACGATTTAACCGCTTCAGCTATTCCGGTTGTTGAAGACCCGGTAATACCTGTTTTGGGCCAAGACGATGCAGTTTTTATTTCTGGAGATGTTTTTTTTAAGTTCCTTACAGGAGAAACCACACCAGTATCAAGCCCTATTATATTCACTGCATTTTTGCGCGGGGAACTTACATTATATGATTGGGAATATTGGACAGGTTCGGCATGGGCAAACCTGTCAGGAACACAAAATGCAAAAACATATAGCCTTGCATATGACAACGCCGCATGGGGCTCCGATGATACTCTATTGATCAGGTGTTTATCAGGGACTCTATTCGCAGAAACAACGATCGCAAAAGTTTATGATGGGGAAGCAGGGGCAGACGGCGCCGATGGAGTAGGTATAGTTTATCGTGGGGTTTTTGCAGCAGGAACCTATTATTATACTGATACCAGGCGGGATGTTGTTTATTATTCTGGGACTTATTATCTTTACAATACAGCAAGTACGACAAGTGGAAATTATGAAGGGTCTTGGGTTCTTGGACACTGGGAGGTTTTTTCAACTACCTTTGATTCAGTGGCAACGGATCTATTATTGGCCCAAGATGTAGCAATAACAAAAAGTTTGAATGTCGGGGGTGGCACAGGAGCAAATACCGCTGGAATGTCTGGAGAAGGTACTTCCGCAACAGACGTAAGATTGTGGGCTGGTGGATCAAGAGCGAGTGCAAATTTTAGAGTTACGCAAGAGGGTAAGGTATATATTGATGGCGGAGAGATAGTTAGTTCTGATTCTGATATGTCGATTAATCTTGAAAGCAACACCATTAATATGGGTTCGGCGAGTTATTTAAAGTGGGCGACCAATGCCACTTTGGTTTGTAGCAGTTCTCTTTTTAGCCTGTCATCTACTCCGATTGTTCTGATTGGATCAACATCAAATCAAATCCAATTAAAAAGCCCATCGGCAGTATCTTGTATAGTCGGGGCTACTACTCGATTGCAAGCTAATTCTACCGGTGCAACAGTTACGGGCTTGTTATCGGCCACGACCGGATTAAAACCAACTGCGACATCTGATACAATAGACGAGTATGAAAAGGGTGTTTATACAGCAGTTCTAACGTGTGGCTCTGGGACTGTTACTTTAAGTTCTACTGGGGACACTCTAAAATACACACAAATTGGCAATCAAGTCACTGGAACCGGTCAGCTAACAGCATCGAGTGTTAGTGGGCCTGGCGGCACTCTTTCGTTGTCATTACCGTTACCGATAGGTAGTGGAACTGAAGACAGTGAACATTTTACTGGAACAGTTTTAAGGGCCTTAATAAACACCGCATCAAGCGCGTCTCCTTTCTTGTTATATGGGACCACTGGCAGCACTGCCCTTATATATGAGTCAACCACAACATCTGTTAATTCTGGGACAGCCGCGTATATAAAGGCCGGTTCAATATTAACGCTTAGCTTTTCATATTTTACAACATAAAGGAGCAACCGTGATCATAAAAGAAATAGCAGTTGACAAAATAGACATATATGAAGACGGAACGGTTAGAGTCCGTGAAAAGACTCGGTTTTTCGAGGATGGAGTTTTGCTTTCTGAGAGTAATACTGACAGCAGGGTTTACGATCCAGGCGCAGACGCTTCAAAAGAAAATGAAGAAATCCAAGGGCATGTAGCACTTGCACAAACTCAAAAAAAGATAAAAGATTTCGAAGATAAGAAAAAAGAAAAGGACGTTAGGAGGGGGCAATTATGAAAAAATTATTTATTTTAATAATTGCAGTTTCTTGGATGTTTGCCGGATGCAGCACAAAATATGATACAATCCCGAACAAGGATATATCTGTTAAAATAAGATCCATATGGGCAGATGTTGATTATGATTCCAGGGTTTGTCCAGAAGAATTGAAACCATTGGAAGAATTAGAAGGTGGCATTATCGAGCCATTGGAGCCGATAGAATGACTATAATATATATGCGGAATGTTGAGGGTGATCCAAAAATGAGGGCCTTGACAGCACCTTTATATTGCATGATGGGCGATGGCTTAGAATCTTGTATACCGTTCGATTTTAAATGGGATGGATCAAGTGTACCATTTATATTTCAGGGCTTTTTCCCGAGGCACAGGCACCCGGTGGCAAGCTGTAAACATGATTTTAGGTGTGGAAAAGCAAAGAATAAAAAAGATAGAAAATTTGCTGATGAGCAATTCCAAATCGATGTGGGGAAAACATCCTGGAAAGTCACCAGCAAATTGGGATATTACGGGGTTAGGGTTGGGGCTTTTTTTGGTGTTGGATCTAATTTTTAAGCCAGCTCAACCATATTGAATTGTTCAGGGCAATTATTAACCGGGTGACAGGAATTAAGAATTACCATTTTATCAATCGGTGCCAAATCTTCCATGAGTGCCATCATGCGTTCATCATCCAACTCAGCGCACTCTATAACAAGAATATTAGCACCCAAAACATTATTCAAGGCCGCTTTCATTTCATGCTCCTGTCCACCTGATAGGCTGTTAAATCGAAGCGTGGTCCCATTGTCATCCATACCCATGATCAATCCATCAACACAATCGAAAACGGCATTTTT